GCATTGGTAGTGCGGAGGTCACGGGTCCGATTCCCGTTGCCAGCTTAGCTAGAAAAAAGGCTGTAATCCTTGATAAATCAAGGGTTACAGCCTTTTTGGTAATAGGTACAAGTAGGTGCAAATGAGGTAAAATAAATATCGAGTAGTATCGAGTTTGATACATACGTTCGAAAAAATGACCGATTTTTCATTGTGATTTTGCACAAAAAAAATAAAATTATCGAGTAAATATCGAGTAAAAAACGGTTCTAAAGAGTAATTCCTGCAACTTTTTGACATATAGTTGACTTTATGGAATCCAGATGGGTATAGATATCAAGAGTGATTCTAACATTTGAATGTCCCATAATTCTAGATGCTTCTTTTACATCTACTTTTAACTCATAAAGCATAGTACAGTAGTTATGACGGAACATATATGGGGTAAGGTCAGTGACGGCAATACCAGGATCCTTTACGACGTTCTGAACTACAATTTTGGGCTTGCCACCAAGCTTCACATTTATCTTATTCCAGATACCGAGCCAAAAACGTTTATAGGTACTCTGAGAAATAAGGTCCCCATTAATACCAGTAAAGATAAACTTGGTATTATTATCAAGATGAAAAGAGTTCACTTCTTCCTGATACCAGGCTGGAACATCCACATGACGATATCCGGCCTTGCTCTTTGGTCCTTTCAATCCTTTGCCACCTTTCCATTTCAAGGCTTTATTCACAGTAATGGTATTATCTTTAATATCTGAAAAAGTGAGTGCAAGAGCTTCTTCAGGCCTTAAGCCAGACACATATAGTGTATCAACATAAAGCTGTTCTTTCGGCGAAAAGGCATGTTCTCTTTTTAATTCAGAAATAGCATTCTTTTCAGCATCGGTTAGAGCTCGAGCCTTGGTCTGTCCGGAAGCCTGCTTAACTTTTATCTTCTTACAAGGATTCTTATAAATAAGTTCATCATCAATGGCTGATTCAAAAATCTGATTTGCAGTGACCTTTATCATGCGCTGTGTATCAGGATGTCCTTCTTGCATATTTATTAAATTCTGAATATCACTCTTGGTAATTTCTGAAAGATGCATATTGTATAATGGCTCTAAGTGATTATTAATAATACCGAGGTACTTCTGAGCGGTGGCATCAGCACAATGTCCTTTCTGGTAGGTGTTGTACCAGTAAATAGCATATTCGCCAAATATTTTGTTACCATCATGAGAAAACATACCAAATTTCATTTTAGCCTTTAGCTCTGCAACCTTTTGGTCTAGTTCTTTATTGGTAGGAGCAGATAAATGCACTCGCATTAAATTCCCGTTCTCATCATATTTTTTTATGCTGACAGTTGTTTTGTATAAACCATCAGGATATAACTTTCTTGCCATGATTAAAACCTCCACCTAACAGTATTCTTGATTTGAACGAAAGTATTCTCCATTTTTAACCCAATATATTTTGTGCCTTTCGTCAAGTTCAGAAGGGAAATTTTCATCAATCAGACCATCATATGCATATAAAGATAAAACAACTGGGTCAGAAAGAAAATCTCTTCTGCGTAGTTCACATATAAATATCTCATCAGAAAACGAAGAATAATTAAATTTTAATATCAAAGTATAAGAATGAGTAAAATCGTAATAATCTAATAATTTATATTTTCCTAATTTGAAATAGGAACACACATCTTCCAAAGAATAGGATGGGCGTTTTAAAAAGTTTGATTTTTTCTTTTGCAGAATGACCTCCCAAAGACAACAGGAGAGAAAAAATATTATGATGCATATTATACAAAACAACCAGTTTAATTTTGACCACAATGAGGTGATAAACGGAAGTTGAATGCATAGATAGTAGAGGGCTGCTACAAAAGGTATAAAAAGCAAAAATAAAATGTCGGAAAGGTTTGGAATGGGGAAACCTTTTATAATACAAGTAGAACAGTATTTATTTACAGAATTAATTCGCACAAATATATAGGAACCCAATGCAATAACTAATATCAAACCTAGAGATACCAATATTACATGATATGGAAACGTACTTGATGGTATATCCGAAGTAGATACAATGTCAGATGATTGGTCAGAATTAATAGCAACGTTATCATATGGGCAGACACCATCGGGATGCTGATGAGCAGGGTATCCGTGATGATAGTGATATTCGCCGGTAGAATGGTCATAATGTCCACCGGAAGAATCAGTTTTGCCTGGATGAGCAGAAACATTTAATGAAAAAATTAAAATAAAGAAAATTGCTGTAAAAATAAAAGACATTTTTTTCATAACTCAATACCTCCATATGATGTTATTTAAGGAAATTATAGAAAATAAACGGAGAAAGGTCAAGATAAACAGAGATGGAATACATTACCAGTAGATGTGCAGCAGGCACAATGATAAAATATTTACATGGAAGTACTAATCTGGCAAATCAGAAGGGAGAAACATATCACAATGCCAGAGTTGGCAGAAATGACGGGGATAGGAGAAAGCACCCTGTATGACTATGAGGGCGGAAGAACATCACCAACACTGAGAGCTTTAGAAAAAATAGCAAAAGCAATGGGGGTAAGAATCAGAGATTTGTATACAGAATAGAATTGTGCGAAAGATAGAAAAAATAAGCCAAATGTTTAGAATTCCTCCGGATATTCGGAATTCTTAATCGAAACACTTTTCTGTGGGGAGAAGCAGTGGTAAACTCATAGCAGAAAGGGGGCTGAGTTATGAAGCTGGAACAAATGAAAAAAGAGATAACAAAAATGATTATGAACTGCAATAGTCTTCATATGCTTAGGGCGGTTTATATATATGTGAAAAAAATGATTGGTTGAAAAGGCCGGGGCATTTGCCCCGGTCTTTTCAACAAGTATAAAGATAATAAAAGAACCAAGGGCCTGCGCATTACCCTTGGTTCTTTCTTATTTACTGGAAAATTTATTAAGCAATCGCTCAAGGTCATTCCAGTCATCTTCTGTAAAAGCTGCCAGTGCCGAAGCCAATCGGTGCTTGAAAGAATCTTCGCCGGAAAGCTGGATGTCTGCAAGCATTTCTGCAATCTGCTCATCCTTTGTCTTTTCAATGAACATTTCACCTTCACCAGTTCTGAGCCATTCTTCATTAACGTCAAATTCACGGCAAATTAGAGAAATTGCGGCGTCACTTGGGATACTGCGACCCATTTCATATGTGGCAACGGTATTACGTTTAACTTTAATTGCCTCAGCAAATTCCTGCTGGGTCAATCCAACCTCTTTCCGTATCTTCTTAATACGCTCATTCATAATATCACCTCCTTGACGTTATACTATCATAAGATGTTGAAAAAATCAACAAAAAAGAGTTGACAAAAGTTTGATACCGACATATAATAGTTTTACAATCAACAATAACAGAGAGGAAGTGAAAAACATGAGTGAAAAAGAAAAAACCGTAATGGAGCGCTTGGTGAAAGTCTTACCGGAATTATCAGACTTCGACAAGGGTTACATATTAGGAAAAGCAGAGCAGACAGCGGAGAAGAGACGGGAGGAGTCAAAAGAAGAATTGCCAGTAGCATAAGGAGAAAAATATGGAGTATCAGAAACCAGTGATGAGTATCACAGAGCTTGGAGCCATGGGGTTTTCTGTAAGGGATATGAAAAATGATGTTCATGTTCCGGGGCAGAAATTCGCATGGAAAACATCCGGCGGCGGTAAATGGATGATTGATGTACGAGAATATGAAAAATTCAGAAACAGGCGCCGGAGACGATAGGAGGACAAAATGGAAAGTGAAAAAAAAGAACATGAAAAGCTGGAACGTGTAACTGTAAAACAGGCAGCGGAAGAGCTGAACATGGACCATGAGACAGTGAAATATCTGATGAGAAAAGAAAGACTTCCAATCGGATATGCAGTATTAAGAGAAGGCTGTAAGAGGACAACATATTATATTTACCGGGATGCACTGGATGCCTATAAAAAGAATATGAAAATGCTGGGTGGTAAGAGATGAAAGACTTCTTTGAAATAGACAAAGAAGAACTGAAGAAAGCATATAGACTGGCATACAGTATTGAGAACATGGAAGGATGGGAAGCGGAGAATCGCCGGATAGAGTACATAGGTTCTACGGAAAAAGCTGGAAGAATCACGGATTACTACAGAGATTCCACTGGAATGTACTGGTATGGCAGCAGGCACCGCAGAAAGACCGGAGAGATAGTATCGATGGAGACATTCATATTTGGATCGGGCTTCCAGAAGCGAGAAAGAGAAAGGAAAAGAAAAAGATATGTTTTTTAAGAAGTGGAGAGAAAAGAAGAAAAAGGACAAGGAAATTACAGACAGACTTAATGAGCTGATGGACAAGTACCGGAACGAATGCGTATGGTACATGATCATATCAGGGATGCCGGCGGAAGAGATTAAAAAGCAGGATGTCAGTGCTGACCATCTGATGGAGACCGCACTGAAAGAAGCAATTGGAGCAGTGCAGGAAATGAGTGAGGAGATAAGGAGAAAGAAAAAATGCGCTACAGAATCAGAGTAATCACATTAATGGCAATAGCGGTAGCAGTTTTCCTTTTCACCATGTGGATGACATCACCACAGGAAGTATCTGGAGAAGTGAATAGCTTCACCGCAAAGACCATGAACGCAGTCGGAGAGATGGAAGTTGCACCGGTGCAACCGCAGGAGAATCTGCTCGGTGAACCGTTCCTCATCCGGTGCACCTGCTACACATGGACTGGCAACCAGTGCCGGAATGGTAGCTGGCCGGTAGAGGGATTGTCCGTAGCCGGTAAGGAAGAATGGCTGGGAAAGGCAATCATCATGTATTCAGTCACAGAAGATGGCGGAATTGGTGACTTTATCGGATATTTCGATTTCACCGACACCGGTGATGGAATCGACTTGGACGGAGACGGAAGGGGCGAGACCATCCGCAACGGGACAAGCATTGATGTATACAGAGATACGCTGGAGGGGTGTTACGAATGGATAGAAATGTACGGAGATTATGTCTACATTCAGGTGGTGGATGCTGCAGGATAGACAAAAAAAGAGAACGTGTGGCGCACGTCCTCAAGTGGGATGTAAGTAATTTGGCGAATTGCAAACTTCCCGCATGAACAATATACCATAAAAGCCGCAAAAATGCAAGGAAACAGGGCATTTCAGACCTGTTTTCGCAACTCGATTAGGAATATTAAAGATAAGGACAAGGCTATGGCATATTGTGTTGATATTTATAACTTCCCAGGCTCCATTGAGTATGAGTATAAGTGGGAAGGAAATTACGGAGCAAAGGGCGAGAAAAGAGCCGCAAGAGAGAGACCTTCCCCCTGGCAGATAGAATTGCAGAATCAGATTAATAAAAAAAATAGAATCCGCAGGACGATAAAAGCTAACTTCGTGGAAAATGACTTCTGGCTGACCTTCACATACCGGAAGGGAGAGCGGAAGGATATGCAGGGAGTGAAAGAAGACCTGAATAACGTTTTGCGAAAGCTGGCAAGACGCTACCGAAAGTTCGGAGCAGAACTGAAATGGATGAGAGTAATTGAAATCGGAGCCAGAGGCGGCATACATATCCACATGATCATGAACAGAATCAGAGGAGCAGACACGGATGTATTAATCAAGGAGTGCTGGCAGCATGGAAGGATATTTTTCTCAAACCTCTATGAAGAGGGCGGCTTTGAACAGCTCGCCCAGTATATGGCAAAGGTGCCGGATGAGGAAGAGAGAAAGAAGAAAGGTCTCCCCCGGAAGCTGACCAAAGAAGAGTACAGCTATTCCACCAGCCGGAATTTAATCCGGCCAAAACCGGAGAGGAAGAGATACCGGCGGTGGACTATGAGAAAACTGCTGCTTTATGGACCAAAACCGACACCGGGATATTATATCGTCCCGGAGAGCATCCGGAGCGGCACAAACCGGTATACCGGGTATTCCTACATGAGATATACCGAGGAGAAACTGGATAGGAGAATTTGAAGATGGAAGCAAGGATTTACTTAAGAACTTCATACCATGGTCTCCGGAAAGCGGAAGGGTGTTACTGTGGCATCCTGGAAGCAGATACCAGTGAAGGAGAGAAGACACTGGAAGAGACCGGGAAAGACATCGGCACAGCCAATCAGATAGCCTTGCTGGGGCTGATAAAAGCCATGGAGCATATGAGAAGAGCGTCTGACCTTGAGATATTCACAGACAGTAAATATCTGGAATCCGGTGTGAATCGGTTCTTGGATGACTGGATAGCGGCAGACTTCAGGAAGCAGAATGGAGAGCCGGTGAAAAACAGTGTTTTATGGCGGCGGGCGGCAGAGCTGCTTGCACCACATAATATAAATATTTGCTATGAGGAGCACACAAAGTACTCTAATTGGCAGGACAGGAGAATGAAACATTATGAGCAAGAGCAGAAGAACAAAAGCGTGCACATTTGATAAGGGTACAATTGCAAGAATCATCAGCAGAGACGGAGATACCTGTATATTCTGTGCTAGTGGCAGATGGCCACTTGCAAAGAAGGACTTCGGGGCACATATCCGGGATATCGCCCATGTGGTGAACCGGAGCCAGGGTGGACTCGGAGTGGAGCAGAACGGTGTCACCGCCTGCCGGAGTCATCACCAGTTACTGGACAACGGCAACAAGGGCTTAAGAGCTGAAATGCTTGAATTTGCAGAATGTTACCTGAAAGAGCAGTACCCGGGATGGGACCGGGAGAAGCTGGTATACAAGAAAGGAGTATGAAGATGCTGAAAAAATTAGTGAAAGAAAATAAGGACAGGGCTGTAGAAAAAAATGGAGCCTGCAGATTTTGCGGTCAGATAAAGCTCGTAGAGGCACTTGAGGAATTCAACGAGGATGAATTGAACGAACTGGCCACAGAGCAGTGCAATTGTTATGAAGCACAGAATTATATATCAAGGTTGTACCGGAAAGAAAAGGCAGATTTCAGAATTGAAGAGCTTTTCGGATCAGGAAATAAACCGGAGCTTACAGATGCTTCATCAGGCAGCAGGCTATGTGGTGGATGGAATAGCAGAAAAGGTAACTGTTGAGGTTACCGGTGAACTCAAGATGATGGTCAGCGAGACTAAAAAAGGAAACATTAAAATAAACCGCAAAACAACCGTCCAGAGGGCGGCAGAAGTCTAGACCTCCAAGATTAACTTACATATACACGAAGGAACTTGAAAATCTGTCACAGCCGGGGCATGGAAACCGCATAAACATAGAATGCGGAGCGTTTTTTGGAAGAGGTACAAAAGACCACACATATACACTATGCTCCGGAGAAAGGAGAAAGTGATGGCAGAAGTAAAAGAAGAGCTTAAGCCATGCCCATTTTGTGGAAACATGGCAGAGATAGAAACGTTTGAAGTTAAGAAATTATTTAAAAATGTAAAAGGATATTTTGTCCAATGCAAATGCTGTGAGAATCGTACAGAGATAAAACTTGATATAAAAGATTCAATAAATGCGTGGAACAGGAGAGTGAACGATGGGAAGATTAATTGAAGAAGATAAGTTGATGCAGGATGTCAACAACACAATAACAGAGAAATCTGGAGCTATTGATTGGATAAATTTGATTAATTGTCAGCCGACTGCCTACGACCCGGAAAAGGTTGTGAAGCAGTTGGAAGATTGCATATCAGACACGGAAGATTCACTTACGGGAAAAGGTGCAAGATGGGCTTACAAAGGTGCAATCGAAATTGTGAAAGGCGGTGGAGTAGATGCGTAAAATTATAGAAAAGAAGATATTACCAGAATACTTTAAGGCGGTAATTCATGACGAAAAAAGATTTGAAATCCGTAAGGATGAGGATGATTTGCAGAAAGGGAAAATATGAGTTTAATTGAATTTATAAAGCAATATGCAGAGCGTAAAAATGCTACAACAAAGGTTGTTTTAGAATGGTTTTGGATAGATGAAGGCATAGATGAGGAATACTGTTTTGAAGGTTCACCGTCTGAGTTTGTAGAAAAGTATACCAAAGATTATGATTGCATTGATGGTTTTGATATTTTTGATATTCACGAATTGAAAATAATCAATGAGGGTATACGTTCTCAAATCTATATTGAGATTGTAAGAGAATAGATAAACTGAAATTTATTTTTAAAAGAATCGCACATATTTTATGTGCCGAGAAAAATTAGAAGGAGGAAGTAAGTATTATGTTTGAAAAATTTGGCGAATTAAACTCAGCAGAAGAATTGAACAAAGCGGCAGCAGGCTTGAAGGAAGAGGGAGACATAGAATCCCTCATTGTGCTGGCAGAAGAAAATGGACTGGATAAGGAAGATGCAGAGGATTATGCAGCAGGTGATATGGAAGAACTGGCAACACCATGTACCGCCGCACACGGAAGATTGAAAGTGGAATCAGAAGATTTAAAGATTGCCGGAGTGCTTATGGACTGGGTGGATGAAATACGTCAGGAGTGTCTTGCAAATGAAAAAGTATGTGTCGGAGTAATGAAGCATTCACTTGCAGGATATATGGCTATTTTACTGGAAAAAGGATTTGAAGAAAAAGCGGTGGTAGACAAACGCATTGTGCAGCAGGCAAAGGAAGTGGCAAAAGTAGCAGGCAACCATGGAATTTCAATCGGATTTCCTAATTTAGCAGAGCGAAAGAAGACAATCAGGACTTATTACGGAGGCACAAAATGAGATACGCATACAAGGGATTTAATAAAGACCTGACCTGCACCATGGGAAAAGGAACCTTCCAGTATGAACCGGGGGTATGGTACCGGGAAGACAAGGCGCATTGCGCAAAAGATGGATTCCATGCCACGGATAACCCGCTCGATGTGCTGGATTACTACAGAAACGGGCGCTACTTCATTGTGGAGCTGTCAGGCAATATTGATGAGGATGGATATAACACAAGGATATCCGCTCCGGAGATACGGCTTATCAAGGAGCTTACAAAGCTGGAACTGATAAGGGAAGGTGTTATGTGGCTGGTAAATCATCCGGATATGAAGTCAGATTCTGTTGTGAGAAACAAAGGGACAGCATCAGACGGATATGTGATCGTGCGAGGGAGAAGCCCGGTGGCAGCAGGCGGAAAAGGAGACACTGTTTTTTTGATAAAAGAGGACAAAAGTGGCGAAATTACAGAATGCGCAGAGTATCCGATAGACGGAAAAAAGTACCTGCCGGACACCTATTATGATGTGAAAGGGAGGAAGGTACGGTGAAAAAGAATGAGTTGAATAAGCTGAGAAGACTTCCCGCCACACCAGCCATGACTGAATGGGCGAAGATGCCGGGAAAAAAAGTAAGAAGATACAGGGGTGGATTAAATAAAAAATGGTATGCCTATGTGTGCCGGTGCCAGAATCTTGGTAAATACTTAAAAATTGCAATATGCCGGTCAGATGATGTGAAAAAGGGAATCACAGAACCGAAATGGGATGTGTTTATTGACTTTAAAGACGGGGCTTATATCACAAGAGAAAGGCAGAAAGACGGCTCATACAAATGGCTGACAGCAAGGATAGATAACCTGGACAACGAAAACTGGTGGGAGTTGTATTACGATTCAGACGAAATGTATTACCTGAATCCGGCTGGAAAGGCAGAGATAAAGGCACTGCTTAAGACGGAAAAAAACGGGATAGAGGGGGCAATCGAATGGCAGAAAAAAATACAGTCGGACAAGGAAGAGAAAAAGGCAAAAAGGCTGATGGATGCGTGGGACGCAGCCATGAAGGATGTTCCAAAAAAACTGCCGGAAGGATTTGAAAAATTCTGGAAAACAGAAGCATTCAGCGACCATTATATTTTTTATAATGGAGCAGACGCAGAGACGGGTTACTGTACCGGATGCCTTTGCGAAGTCCCGATAAATAAAAAACCAAAGCATAATGAATGGGAAAAATGCCCGCATTGTGGAAAGGAGATAACCTATGTTTCCAGGAAGAAAAAAAGAAATCTTATCTGGTCCTATGGCACTGCCATCTTGCTGCAGAGATACCGTAATGGAATCGTGGAAAGAACATTCCAATGTACAAGGGCGGACACGGAAGCATCTTTCCATGTAGGAGAGACAGGCTTATCAATCCGTGAGACAAAAAGGATACTTTTCACAGATGAAGGGCTGGAGGAATACCGCTATGAGGACTTCAAACTGAAAGGAAAGTGCTGGAGAAGACAGGACAGAGTAAACATATATTATGGGAATTATGAAAAAATCTACAAGAGAAATCTATCTGCTCTGCTGAAAAACACAAACACTGCCTATAATATTGCGGTCAAGCATGGCTATAAAGGAGAACCGATTTACTTCATGAAGAGGGAAAAAGCCAACCAGCTGATTGAAAAAGCGTACAAGGCAGGGCTTTACGCAATGGGAACAGAGCTGATACGGAGCGAATACCAGTACAGAGAGTTAATTGACGAGGAGCAGACAGAACTTATAAAGGCACTGCAGCTTGATAAGGCAAGATTGAACCGCCTGAAAAAGATGAATGGAAAGAGCTATGAACTTCTGTGGCTTCAGGATGAGAAAAAAGCAGACACCATATGGAGGGATGAAGATATTAAGACGCTTGCAGAAGCAGAAGCGGACGGAGCAGACAGCAGCATCCTTCAATATGTCAGCGTGCAGCAGGCGGCTAATTACTTGAGAAAGCAGCAGGCGGTAAGAAAGAGAGAACTATCCGACATCTGGATGGATTGGAAGGATTACATAAACATGCTGGAAAAGAGAAAGACGGATATGACAAACGGCATGTTAATCCGGCCGAAGGACCTGACCGTGGCACATAATGAGCTGGTGCTCCAGAAAGATATGTTAAAGAAAGGCACAGAGATAGAGGAGAAGAAAAAGATCTTTAAAAAAGCGGAAAAGCTGATGCAGGAAGGAACATTGAAAAAGTATGAGTATCAGAATGATAAATACTGCATTGTTGCCCCAACCGGCATAAAAGACATCTATGTGGAGGGCATGGCATTAAAACACTGCATACACACCTGCGATATCTACTTCCAGCGCATTGACATCCGGGAAACATATCTGCTTTTCCTCAGAAAAGTAGAAGCACCGGACACGCCATGGTACACACTGGAGGTAGAGCCGGGCGGAAATATCCGGCAGAAGAAATCAGTATTAAATGAAGCCTATGCAGACCTTGAGGATGCAATGCCTTTCCTGAAAGAGTGGCAGCAGTGGGTAAAGAAAAACCTTTCAAAAGAGGATGCGGTGCTGGCTGATAAGAGTAATAAGGCAAGAAAAAAGAACTATGGACAGCTCAGAAAAGAGAAAAAGCTGATATGGCATGGAAGACTGCAGGGTACCATGCTGGTGGATGCATTAGAAAAAGATTTTATGGAGGTATGACATGGAAGAATTAAGGAATATAGAAAATTATGAGCAGTTCAAGCAGGCTCTGGACACGGAGCTGGCAAATCAGGCAGCAGGCTTCGTAAGAACCGGCTACCTGCTGAAAAAGGCAAGAGACACAGATATCCTTGCATCATCCGGATACAGTACAGTAGCTGAATTTGCAAAGGCAGAATATGGTCTTTCAAAAGATATTGTATCACGGTACATAGCCATTAATGACAGATACAGTGAGGGCGGTTATTCTGACCGCCTCCAGGATAAGTACGAAGGGTACGGCGTGGCAAAGCTCCAGGATATGCTCACCCTTCCAATTGAGGTAGTAGATCTCATATCGCCTGAAATGACAAGAAAAGAGATTGCAGAAGTCAAGGCAGAGGTCAAAGCAGAGGAAGCCATATCACCATTAGAAGTAGCCATTGAGGGCACAGATGAGCAGCAGGCAGACATGGATTTGAGCCAGAAGGCTATCTTCCAGTACGCAAAAGACAATCCGGAGATATTTAAAAAACTGCTTAAGTGGAAAAAAGATGGAGATTCAGAAGAGCTTGAGAGCATCCTTGCACCATCAGGAATTGCAGTATTGGCTTCCCGGCCACAGGGAATCGGAAAGGTATTCACATCCTTCAAAGGAGAAGGGCAGCCAGTGGATATTCTGGCAGTCAAAGACAATGAAAAACAGACCTTAAGCATGGATGAGTACGCAGCCAAGGTCAGAGAGGTATTTGCTCCGGTGGCAGATATGCCGGATGCATATGAAAAAACCTTCGGAGTTGCACCTGTGCAACCGGAAAACGTCCCTGAAAAGCCAGAAAACGTTCCTAAAAAGTCGGAAAACGTATCAGAAACACCAAAAAGCGAGCCAAAACAGCCGGAAAACGTTGAAAAAACAGAATGCGAGGTACTTTCCGGAGAAGTTGTGGATAATGAGCCGGAAGAAGTACAGGAAGAAAAAGCTACAGAGGAAGCTCCGGCGGCAGCAGGCTTAGATAAAAATGTATTAAGAGGTTATGCAGCGGCAGTAAGTTCCAGTATTAAGAAGCTGGACCGCCTTTGGGAAAACCGGGAACTGGAGAAGTGCCTGGAGGAATTAACAAGCATACGCTGGAGGATAGAACAGATACAGAAGAATGGAGGGAATGCAGAATGAAACCAGTAGAAAATGAAGAGTTAATTGAAGCAGACATAATAAGAGTATTTTTCCACAGCGAGAAAGAAACCTTTAAATGCCTGGAATTAATGCCTACAGAGGAAGAGAAAGAGACATTAACTTTTGAAGATATTTATAATCTGGCCAAGAAGAACGGACTGGCAGAGGATGATATGTACATTCTTATGATTGCAGAGAATCCGCTGAGCGGAAAAGTTTACAAGCACGGCAATTATAAGCCATGGAATACATGGTATGAATGCGGAGAGACGGAGGGATTTGCATAATGAGAAGAAGACGATGCAAGCAGTGTGGAAAGCTGTTTATGCCAGTAGGAAAAGAAGTAATCTGCTCAGTGAAGTGCCGGCAGGAACGGATGAAGGAAAGAGCAGAAAGAAGAAAGGAGGCATATAAGAAGCCGGAGCTAAAGGTAGGAAGTATTGCCTGGGTGAATGCGAAAGCGAGAGAAGCAGGCATGACATACGGAGAGTATGTGGGAAGGAGCGGAATTTAATGGAGAGATTAACAACAAACAAAAAAGTATCAGAGATGGAAATGGTTGAACTGGCACATAATTGCTGTTACGAAGATGAGGAGCATAACGCAAGATATAGAGATTTTGAGATGGAAATGGACGCACGGGATTTTGCCATAAACCTCATGGTCACATTAACGAAGGACGAATTGCCATTAGATAAAACAGAGTTTGACGAAGAGATTCTGGATAATTTAACTATAGACCCGTTTTCAGATGTACGAGGATTGATTGCAGTATTTTATCGGAATCTTTGGGCTATGGCTGATTTGCGAGAAAAGTTGAAATGTTATGAGGATGCCGAGGAGCAGGGATTACTCTTGCGGTTACTGTGTGGAATTGGTACAGATATATATTACATTCCAAGTGAGAAAAATTTCCGTTTAAATTTATTGGATGGACACGGGGAAGAGAACCGAGTATTTCACCAAACAGTAGACAGAATAACATTCGGAAAAAATGGATGGTATATGGAATGTTATTCCGATTTAGAGTATGGAACTGGGAGAATTTTACTTGATACAAGCTATGGAGTTACTTGGTTTTTAACAAGTGAGGAAGCCGAAGCCAAGCTGAAAGAAATGGAGGGTAGAGCACAATGAGAGACTTCATGAGAAGAGTTCCAATAAAAGCCGGAAAGAGGGGAAAAGATGATGAAAAAGACCTAGTAAGAGACATATTGAGGAAGTGGCCAAAACTGATAGCATGGCTTGAAGAAAAAGAATACTTTACAGCTCCAGCTTCGAAAAACCATCACGGAGCGCATGAGGGTGGATTAATAGAGCATTCACTTCAAGTGGCATATGAACTAGAGAGAATAACCGTAAAGATGGGCTTAAGGTGGGAGAGACCGGAAAGCCCGGAGATAATAGGACTACTACATGACGTGTGCAAGCTGGATGATTATTACGCAGTATCGCTTGAGGAGCCCCGAAAAATTGGATATGAATACAAAAAAGAAAGGCTGTATCCAGGGCACGGAGACAAGAGCCTTATCATGCTGATGGGCTTAATAGACCTCACAGAAGAAGAGAAAATGTGTATCAGATATCACATGGGAGCGTTCACAGATAAGTCAGAATGGGAGTTTTACAGTCGAGCAATGCAGAGATGCCCTAATGTTCTGTGGACACATACAGCAGACATGATAGCTTCTCAGATAAAGGGCGTGTAAAAGTGTAGGAGGGAGAAGGCGGTAATGAATAAAACAAGTGACGCAAAAACGAAATGTCCGTTTTTTATAAGGGATTCAGCTACAAAGATAACATGTGAGGGCCCGGGAAAAACAGAATTGGCAATTGGATTTAAGTCGAAGGTAAGAAAAAGAACATATCAGAAGCAGAATTGCTACAAGTATAAATGCAAGTGTGAGATTAAGAGGATGATGGAAGAAAAGTATGATAATAGACCAGAATGTGACAATGGATAGAAAAGAACAGGAGGAAAAACGTGAAAAAGCAACGGAAAGAGATACGTCTAAAAAGGAAACGCCTGAAAGCAGAGTATAACGCTGCCTTGAGAGAAAACAGAAGATTAAACAATGAATTAAGCTTCAAAGCAATGGAATATGGCAGAAAAGAGATTAAAACATTAGCAGCTCGGGAAGTAATTCTACTACAGAACGTAATTGAAATGGGAGAAAATCGGATGGTAGAAATTGCAAAAAATATGCTAGCGCGTGAAATCTGCGAAAAACTCAAAGAAAATGGAGCAATCCAGTTTGAAAAAGACTATAGCCCTATACATAATGGATTTATTGTGGATGCAAGGGTGAAAATCGTTATGCCATAGACGTATTATAAAGCAATGAAAAAATATGAGTGTCAGCACATCTGTAAAGTATGCTGATGCTCATATTTTTTTACTTAAAATCTTCCATCATGAGAGGGAGCAGTTCTCCAGTTACTTGCAAAATGCACAAAAAATAAAAAGGAGACAGTTTCGGGGAGAAAAAGGATGCATCTCTTTATAAAATACAGGCAGAAATGGAGAAGGGAGGACCGTATGGGAGAAGTACATGAAGAAGCAGAAAATGATTACATGCTTGGCATGAAATATAAAGAAATAGCGGAAAAATATGGAATCAGCCTGAATACGGTCAAGTCCTGGAAGCAACGATACGGATGGGAAAGAGGCGGAGGAAAAAAGTGTGCACACAAAAGGCGAAAAAAAGTGTGCACACAAAAAAAGAATGCATATACAGAAGAAGAAAAAGATTCGCCAGAAGAGGAGAATGCAGTAGACAGAGATGAGCTTTTTTGCCAGTATTATGCAAAATCTTTCAATGCAGTAAGAAGCTATATGCGTGTTTATCACTGCTCTTATCAGTCGGCGGCCGTTTCGGCGCATAATAAGCTAAAAAATCCTAAAATCAAAGAACGTTTGGAAGAAATCCGGCGGGACAAGATGGAAAGGATGCTTCCAAAAGAAGAGGATGTTGCGGAACTGCAATCAAGGATTGCATTTGCTGACTTATCAGATGTTGTAAATATATCGGCATATGGAGTGAGTATTAAAAATCCGGATTTGATAGATTGGCAAACGGTAAAAGCTGTAAAGAATACAGCGCATGGAGTAGTCATTGAGCTGAAAGATTCTCAAAAAGCAATTGACTGGTTGGACAAGCATGGCTTTAAAGGTGAAGACGATGGAGAGAACAATGAAGGAGTAGTATTCCTGCCACCAGTAAAGGAGGTGGATGAAGATGAGTGCTTCGTGGATGCCACAGCCGAAGCAGAAGATATTCATGGAAAGACCGGAGTATGAGGTCTTATTTGGAGGAGCAGCAGGCGGTGGAAAGTCAGATTCAATGTTAGCGGAAGCGTTAAGACAGATAAACATACCAAATTACAGAGGAATCATATTCCGAGACACAGTACCGCAGCTTGAAGGATTAATTACACGATCCTATGACTTGTACGGCAATTTGAAGGGGCAGCGTCCCAAATTTAATGAAAATAAAAAGCGCTGGCTGTTTGAGTCCGGCGCAAAGATATTTTTCGGATATATGCAAAGAGACTCTGACCGCTTCAACTATCAAGGAAAAGCATACGATTTTATTGGATTTGATGAATTAACACATTTTTCACTGACGCAGTATCAGTATATGATGTCTCGTAACAGACCAATGGGACCTGGTACAAGGGTATACATGAGAGCGACAGCGAATCCGGATGGAAAAGGGATGGCATGGGTTAAGCAGAGATTTGTAACGCCTGCACCGCCAAATACAAGGATTGTGGAAAGGTACAGCGTGCTTAATCCGCAGGGTGAGAAGATGCAGCTTTCACGAGACAGGATATACATACCGGCCACAGTATTTGATAATAAAAAACTGTTAGAGAATGACCCGGATTATTTAGCGAACCTTGCCGCATTGCCAGAGGCAGAAAGAAATGCCCTGATGTATGGCTCATGGGACAGCTTTAGCGGACAGGTGTTTACAGAATTCAGAGATGATCCAAATCATTATAAAGACAGAATGTGGACGCATGTGATTGAGCCATTTCAAATACCGGACCACTGGAAGATATACCGGGGGTTCGACTTCGGATATGCAAAGCCGTATTCAGTTGGATGGTATGCAGTAGATACAAAGGGAAAGATATACCGGATAGCAGAGCTGTACGGTTGGAATGGAATTGCTAATCAGGGATTAAAAGAGCATCCCGTAGAACAGGCAAGAAAGATTCGAGAAGTCGAAGAAAATAATCCGTTGCTGAAAGGTAAGAGAATCACAGGTGTAGCGGATCCGGCTATATTTGATGAGTCAAGAGGAGAATCCGTTGCCAGAATGATGGAGAGAAGCCCTAATTTTGTATACTTCCATGGCGGAGACCATGTCAGACTGCCGGGAAAGATGCAGTATCACTATAGGTTTGCCTTCGATGAAATGGGAGATTGTATGTTTCAAATTTTTAACACATGCAGAAACTTCATCAGAACAATCCCAAATCTTACATATAGCGAGACAATTCCGGAAGATATTGACACAACAGAAGAAGACCACATCTATGATGAATGCAGATATGTGCTTATGGAGCACCCAATTGCTCCGAGAGGAAATGTATTACAAAAAAAACCGGCATTCGACCCACTAGATATGTTCAAAGAGCAAAAAAGAAGCCAAGGAGTACAAATATTAAATATTTAGGAGGATGAGAGATGGCTTATAAAAAAGGAAAAATAACAGAAGTTGCACCGGTGCAACAGGAAAAAGAACAGCAGGACACATCAATGCAGACGAAATTAAAAGAAAATGAGATGCCGGAAGAGCAGACGGTAGATGCTATCACGGATGATGATGTGAAAGAAGCAGCAGAAGTATTGAGGAAATATCATGCCGGAAAAAAGAACCTTGAAAATACAATTGTGGAAAACGAGGAATGGTGGAGGTTAAGGCATTGGGATTATGCAAGAAAAGAACAGGAAGAGGAAGCAGAAAAAAGAATAGAACCACGGTCTGCATGGCTTTTTAACGCACTTGCCAATAAGCATGCTGACATCATGGACAATTTTCCAGAAGCAAATGTGCTTCCACGAGAAAAGAATGATGAAAGAGCAGCCAAGGCTTTATCAGAAATCATACCGGTTATACTGGAACGAAATGAATTTGAAGAGACGTATTCAGCTTGCGGATGGTATAAATTAAAAAATGGAACTTGTGTAACAGGCGTATTCTGGGATGGTTCGAAAGACAATGGATTAGGCGACATATCAATTAAAAATGTCGACATTATGAATCTTTTCTGGGAACCAGGAGTAAAAGATATTCAGAGGTCGAAGAATGTATTCTATGTATCCATGGAAGACGTAGAGAACATAAAGGCTGCTTATCCAGATAAGGAGATAATGGCAGGTAGTGATATCAGTCTTACACAGTACATAAAGACGGATGCGGAAGATAATACAGAGAAGGTTGCGGTTGTAGACTGGTATTATAAAAAAACGATTGTACTTGAAGACAATAATGGATTGATTAAAAGAAAGAACGTGCTGCATTATTGCAAATTCTGCAATGGGAAAGTGCTCTATGCGACAGAAAATGACGAGGAATTAAAATATACAGGGCTGTATGATCATGGACTATATCCATTTGTGTTTGATGTATTGTTTCCAATCGAGAGCAGTGTCTGCGGATTTGGATATGTGGATGTCATGAAAGATACACAGGCATACATAGATAAGATGCAGCAGGGTATTCTTGAAAATGGATTGTCACTGGCAAAGCCAAGATGGGCGGTCAGAGATGATGTGGGGCTGAATGAAAATGATTTTTGCGATTTTTCAAAGTCACTTGTGCACTTTAGCGGAAACTTGGGAGAGGATGCTTTTCGACAGATCACATCGACACCGATGGCTGGCATTTATGAAACCATTTTGAATAATAAAATTGAAGAATTGAAGGATACGTCGGGAAATACAGCGGCAGCACAGGGACAGACCTCTAATGTTACTTCAGCGAGCGGAATTGCCAGTCTCCAAGAAGCGTCCGGCAAATTGTCTAGGGATGCAAACAGAGCCGATTATAGAGCATTTACTAAGATATGCTATCTGGTGATTGAGCTTATCAGACAGTTTTACGATGAGCCAAGGGAATTCAGAATTACCGGGGAAACTGGACAAACAGATTATGTGACGTTTGATAATAGCACATTAAAAGGACAACCAATGGATACAGGATTTGGACAGGCACAGTCAGAAAGAGTTCCAATTTTTGATATAAAGGTTGTACCGGCAAAGCAGAGCGCATACACGAGGGAGACACAGAATCAGCTTGCATTACAATTCTATAACCTTGGATTTTTTAATCCGCAGAATGCAGAAATGACTATCGGATGTCTGGATATGATGGACTTTGACGGAAAAGACGAGGTGAAGCAGAGATTAAATAAATCCCAGACATATTACAACCTGTACTTACAGATGCAGCAGCAGGCTCTTGCGCTGGCACAGGCAGTAGATATGTCGAGTGGCGGAACAACGAATTATGCAGAAAGAATAGCGGGAAATGCACAGCTTGCAATGCAGCAGGCAGAAGAACCTATGGCACAGAGTCAGTCCGTACTGAATCGAAACAGCAATGGCTCATTAACAAGTCAGGCGGCACATGCGACTAGAAATTCTACGTCAGTATAGGAGAAAGATATGCTTAAAGTCAGAGTGAGAGAAGAAGAAAATCTGCTGGAAATAAAAATGGAAGGCCATGCTGACTATGCAGAAGCAGGAAAGGATATTGTGTGCTCGGCATGCAGTATCCTTTTATTTACGCTTCTTGAGGAATTGCAAAAGCAGCAGGCAACAGGAAAAGTAAAAATTACGGTCTTGGAAATGGAAGAATCCGGGAGATGCAGAATGGAAATAACGGACTGGGTCAAAGAGACAGAAGTAGTATTAGAAACAATTTTTAACGGCTATAAAATCATTGAAAAAAATTTCCCAAAAAATATTTCATTTGTGGCAAAAATTGGGAGTTGCAAAAAAAATAAATTGATATAGTGCAAGTGGTTTAAGAAAAAAACATGGCACTTCGGAAAGGACGAAAGTATGAGAAAAAAATATTTTAACTTGCAGTTTTTTGCGGAAGGTGGAGCAGGCGCAGCTTCAACTGGAGCAGAAGGAACAGCAGGACAGGCGGAAGGGCTCAACGCCGGAGCCACAGACGGTCGAACAGGTAACCAGGACGACGCTGGAACGTCGCAGGATGCGACAACACCGGAAGACACAGAAAAAGCCTTCGAGGAACTGATTAAGGGCGATTACAGAGACGCATATAGAAAGCGTACAGAAGGAATCGTTAAGGACAGATTGAAAAAATCGAATGAAACAATCAGTAACTTGCAGAAACAGTATGATGCAATGACTCCAATCATGGGAGAGCTTGCTATGCGTTATGGTCTTGAAGCGGATGATGTAGAAGGACTCGTAAGAGCAGTACAGCAGGACAATGCACTTCTGGAAGATGAAGCAGCAAGACATGGAATGTCCGTAGACCAGCTTCGGGAAGTAAACCGGGTAAAGTTGGAAAACAAGAAACTGACAGAAGCAATGGAACAGTTGGAGAAGAAAAAAGAAGGCGAGCAGATTTATGCACAGTGGACACAGCAGGCGGATGCATTAAGACAGAAGTACAACATGGACTTTAACCTTAATGAGGAACTTGCAAATCCAGACTTCACGGCAATTCTTAAAGTTGGTGGAAGCATTGAAGCTGCTTACATGGCCACACACCATGATGAGATTATGACATATGGAATGGCACAGGCGGCAGAAACAGCAAAAAACAATGTAGTAAAAAGCATCAATTCAAAGAGTGGAAGACCAATTGAAGGTGCAGCATCTTCCGGTTCACAAGGAACAGTGAAAGTAGATGTTAGAAAATTGACACCTGAACAGATGAGAGAATACGAGAAGAAAGTACTGGAAGGAGAACGCGTTTCTTTCTCGTAATTCAGAAAGGAATTTATATGAAAATCAGAAATATCTTGCAGTTTTTTGCAAATCCGAACACGCAGACAACTGGTACATCCAGTTTGTCGGCAGAAAATAAAACATTTTACGAAAAGGAATTGATTGAAGAAGCATCCCCAGAATTGGTGCATGACCAGTTTGGAGATGATTATCCGATTCCTAAAAACGGTGGTAAACAGATTGAGTTCAGAAAGTATGACTCTTTGAAACCGGCGAATACACCACTTACAGAAGGTGTGACACCGGATGGAAATAGCTTAAGTGTAAGTACAGTTACAAGTACAGTAAAACAATATGGAGATTACATCACAATTTCTGACGTGCTGGACCTTACAGCCATTGACAACAATGTTATACAGGCTTCAAAAATATTAGGTGCTCAGGCAGGTTTGACATTGGACAATGTTACAAGAGACGTTATGGCCGGTGGCACAAACGTATTAATTGTTGGAGACAGAGCAACAAGAGCCCAGTTAACAGCAGCAGACACACTGACACCGGAAATCTTCTTCCGTGCCGCATCTATGCTGGAAGCAATGAATGCTCCAAAAATTCAGAACTCTTATGTAGCTATCATTCATCCATACGCAGCCTATGACCTTATGCGCAGTGAGGAATGGATTGACACACATAAATATGCAGCATCAGAAGCAATTTTTAAAGGAGAAATCGGAAAGATTGCGAATGTACGTTTTGTATCTACTTCAAATGCAAAAATTTGGAAAGGCGTAGGATGCCCGACAGACCTTGCAGTATTTGGAACGTTAGTACTTGGAGGACATGCGTATGCAAAGACCGGTATTGATGGCGGAGCATTACAGATGATTATCAAGCCGGCAGGTGCTGGTGATGACCCATTGAACCAGCGCTCAACGGTTGGATGGAAAGCAATTAAAACGGCAGAACGTCTGATAGAACAGTATATGATTCGTATTGAATCAACATCAAAATTCAGCGGAAGCGTAGAGGCAAACTAGGAGGAAACTGTATGGGAACAAAAACAGAAGGAACGAAAGTAGCAGAAGAAACCAAGGCAACAGAAGAAACCAAGGCAACAGAAGAAACCAAGGCAACAGAAGAAATTCAGGTAAAAGATGCGGTAGAAGCTGATCCATGGAAAGAAGAAGTTAAGTTCATGGCACCATTGGATGGTGAAAAAGGAGACATTTTTGTAGCTTTAAATGGACATAATTACAGAATTAAAAGAGGGGAAGAGGTAACCATTCCGAAACCAATCTTTGAAGTTCTGAAGAACAGTACAGAAATGGACCAGCTTGCAATGAGAAGACAGCAGGAACTTATTGCAAAAGGAAAGGCTTTTAACTAATAAGAGATTCCATTAAAACGAGGAGAGGCACAGCATTGTTGTGCCTCTTTTTTAGAAGGAGAGATATGTATGAAGGTAAATGAAGCAATAACAAAGGTGGATGACCTGGAACCAAATACTTATGAGGATAACGAAAAGTTAGATTGGATCACTGAATTGGATAAAAGAATTGCTATTGAAATCCTGAACGTAAGAGAACGTGAAGAGGATGTAGTGGTAGAGCCTTATACAGAAGCTGATATGGATAAAGAACTTCTTGTGCCTGCCCCATATGACAATTTATATGTCCAGTGGCTTATGAGCCAGATTGATTATTATAACAATGAAATGGACAGATACGCAAATTCAGCAGCTATGTTTAATCAGAAATACCAGGATTTTGCTAATTACTGGTACCGGACACATAAAAGCTCTTTAAGGGCAACAATGTATTAGAGAGGTGACATATGAGATTACCTAAACTTCAAAGTACAAGGTCGGAAACCAAGGTACTGAGTGCATTTGGTGGCTACAATGCCAATGAAAGAATCCAGGATGGTGAATTTTCCGACATGGAAAATATGACAGCAGATTATTACCCGATATTATCTCCGAGAATTCCAAGAGGAAAGTTAAGGGTACTTACAGATTGCTGTGGATTATATGGGACAGATAAACTGGTGTGGGTGACCGAGAATAAATTGTATTATAACCAGTCTGAAGTATGTGATTTAAAAGAATCCTGCAGGGATAAGGAAAGAACATTTGTAAGAATGGGAGCATACCTTTGCATATTCCCAGATAAAGTAATGTACAACATATACGATCAGACACTGACGGAGATGGAAAACACAGTCACAACAACCCAACCACCGTCATTTACGCTTTGCAAAATGGATGGAACGGTTTTCCCGGAAAAGAAAACATATACGGGAGATAGCGAGCCGGACAAGACAAATTATG